TTATATGTATCCAAATGAAGCACGTATAAGAAATATGAGTTATGCTTTCACTATACATTATGATATTGATATTGATGTAACCATATTGATTGATAATAATAGTGGAGATGAAACATTAAGAGATTCTTCCGATAAACATCACAATGTTCCAAAAAAATATGATATTCATGAAGAAACAATTACATTGGAAAAAATATACCTTGGTAAATTTCCAATTATGTTACAATCTAATTTATGTTTTTTAAGAGGATTGGAACCAGAAGCTCGTTATAATTTGGGAGAATGCCGTAATGATATTGGTGGATATTTTATCATTGATGGTAAAGAAAAAGTAATAATGAGTCAAGAAGGAAGAGCAGATAATATTTTATATGTAAAAGATAGTTTTAATGATACATATAGTCATGCTGCTGAAATTCGTTCTGTTTCTGAAGATTCTTCCAAACCAATTCGAACGCTATCTGTAAGAATGGTAGCTCCTCAAATCACCTCATCGAATCAACAAATTGTTGTTAATATTCCTAATGTTAGAAAACCAGTACCATTATTTATTGTAATGAGAGCATTAGGTATAATATCCGACAAAGATATTATTCAAACTTGTTTACTTGATATGGATAAGTATGATTATTTGGTAGAATATTTTAGACCATGTGTCCATGATGCCGGACAGATATTTACACAAACACAAGCATTAAAATTTATTGCAGAATTAATGAAACATAAAACGATTAGTCATGTTTTAGATGTTTTATCTTCTTATTTTATCCCTCATATCGGTGAATTGAATTTTAAAGATAAGGCATTGTATTTAGGATATATTGTAAAAAAATTGCTACTTGTAGTAAATAAAAATGAAAAACCAACAGATCGAGATAGTTATGGTTATAAACGCATTGAAATTGCTGGAACCTTAATTTCACAATTATTCAAGGAATACTACACAAAACAATTAAAGGCAATAAATTTATACATTGACTCTAAATTTTTCTATGAATCTACAAATGGAGAAACTTATCATGGTATGGATTTTAAAAATTTAATTTTAAATAATACAAATGAAATGTTTGCCAAACGAATTGTGGAAGAAGGGTTTCGTAAAGGATTTAAGGGTAATTGGGGAGCAGAAGAACATACAAAACGATTGGGATTGGTTCAAGGTTTAAATCGTTTATCTTTTTTTTCAGCATTATGTCAGTTAAGAAAGACGAATTTGCCTATTGCTGCTGATGGTGCTAAAATTGTAGCACCTAGATTACTACATGCTACACAATGGGGATATTTATGTCCTCTTCATTCCCCTGATGGTGGCAATGTTGGTTTACATAAACATTTATCAACATCTACCGTTATTACAAGTGGTACTAGTGGAAAACCATATATTAAATTAATACGAGAACTAGGAATGAAATTATTAACTGAATGTTCTTATAAAGAATTGTCCATGTTAAGTAAAGTATTTGTAAATGGTGCTTGGGTTGGTTGTGCTCATTTTCCAATTAAAATACTAGAAAAATTAAAATTAATGAAACGAAATAATATTATAAATATCTACACAAGTGTTTCATTTAATACTAAAAAAAATGAGATTATTGTATGGACGGATTCTGGTAGACCATGTAGACCATTGTTTTACATGTATTCCAAAAAAAATAATATACTAAGTTATGAAAGACCGGATGTTATAGATATGTTTGAAAAAAACAAAATATCATTTAAACAAATGATAAAAGGATTCGGTAATTATAATGAATTTGAAAATACAGAAATGTTGGATGGCTTATTACAAAAACAATCTTCTGTTGTAGAATATGTTGACACCATTGAATGTGAAGGTAATTTTATAGCTAAATCAACAACATCAAGAGACGATTACATTAAACATAATATAACACATGAAGAAATTCATCCTTCTCTTGTGTTAGGAATTATGGCAAATCAAATTATCTTTCCAGAAAATAATCCTTACCCTAGAAATGCTTTTTCCTGTGGACAAGCAAAACAAGGAGTTTCCATGTTTCACAGTAATTTTAGAAATAGAATTGATAAAACATCCTATCTTTTAAATTATGGACAAATTCCACTTACAAAAAGCAAATTCTTGGATTATGCTACAAAAGAACAACATCCTTATGGTGAAAATGCTATTGTCGCCGTTATGTGTTACAGTGGATTTAATGTTGAAGATGCTGTAATTGTTAATAGAGGTTCATTAAGTAGAGGTCTATTTAGAACGACTTACTATAATATGTATGAAGATCATGAAGAAACCAAAAATGTTGGAAATGCTGTAATTGATAAACGTTTTATGAATATAGAAGAAAATGATGTCATTGATTTAAAACCTGGTTATGATTATTCTAAATTAGATAAAACCACTGGATTAATTCGAGAAAATGAAGAAGTTACTGAAAAAACCATTGTTATTGGTAAAACAGTTCCATTAACCGGTGCTCAAGAAGGTTCTTATAGGGACGAATCCACTGTTCCAAAAAAGGGTCAAGTTGGTAGGGTAGATAAGGCATTTATTACAAGAGGAGAAGAAGGAAAACGAATTGCTAAAATAAGAATAAGAGGAGAAAGAATACCAGCAATCGGGGATAAATTTTGTAGTCGAGCAGGACAAAAAGGAACCATCGGTATTATTTTAGATGAAAAAGATATGCCTACTACAGCAGACGGTATCCGACCAGATATTATTGTAAACCCTCATGCTATGCCAAGTCGTATGACAATTGGTCACTTGGTGGAAACAATTACAAGTAAAACCGCCGCAATTTATGGTGGATTTGGTAATTGTACTGCTTTTATGCAAAAAGGACCGAAACATGAACTTTTTGGAAAAGCACTTGTTGAAGCTGGTTATCATTCATCAGGAAATGAAATATTATATAATGGTATGACTGGTGAACAATTAGAAACTGAGATTTATTTTGGACCAACCTATTATTTAAGATTGAAGCATATGCCTAAGGATAAAATAAATTATAGAGCTACAGGACCTAGAACAGTATTAACACGCCAAACCGTACAAGGTAGAGCTAATAATGGCGGATTAAGAGTGGGAGAGATGGATCGTGATTGTATTATTGCTCATGGATTAAATTACTTTTTAAATGAATCGATGATGGTTCGTGGTGATGAATTTTATATGGCTATTTGTAATAAGAGCGGAACCGTTGCTATTTATAATGAACGCAATAATCTATTTTTATCTCCATTTGTAGATGGACCTGTGAAATTTGTAACAAATATCAATAATGAAATGAATATTAAAAATGTTAGCAAGTTTGGTAAAGATTTTAGTATAGTTAGAGTTCCGTATGCTTTTAAGTTATTAATGCAAGAATTACAAGCGATGAATGTTCAAATGCGAATTATTACAGAAGACAATGTGGATAGACTAACATCTTTAAAGGAAGGAGAAAATATTTTTAAACTTACAGGATATGATAGTTTAGAAAGAATAGCACAAGAAAATAAAGAAAAAATACTTCTATCTGATAAAAATAATTATTTTAAAGATACAACTATAATGGTTGAACAAGAACCTGTACCTGTATTACCTGATAATTTTATGGGATATGCTGATGATGGTGATTGGAATCAACAAGATCAAATTTATAAAATGCCTATAGACACATTCGAGTCAAATATGGAACCAGTTGAAAAGATATCACTTGCAATGAAAACTGTAAAAGTGGGAGAGAAAGTTAAGATATTTAGCTCTACTGATATGGCTCCAATGACGGATGATGTTTATAATGTCATTGAAATTTTACAAGATAAATCCGACATATTTAATTACAAAATAAAATTGGAAAATGATAAAGACGGCAGTTTTATGTTTATTACAAATATAAATGAAATTATAAAGATAGAACATTTTTCACCAAAGTCCCCTAGTATAGATCCTAGTTCTCCTAAGCTTTCTTATTCACCAAAATCCCCTAGTTACAGTCCCTTTTCTCCTAAAATTCCAATTGGAGAAGATGATAAACCAAATGTTTCTGTAGAAACATCTGAATCGGAATCACCATGGATGGATATGGAAGGTAATATAAAAGATGACTATAGTGGTTTATCAGTAAAAAGTGTTGATAAAGAAAAAGAACTAGATGAAGATGATTATGAAGAAGATGAAGAGGAAAAAAAGGAAAAGATAACTATAATTAATGATGGTGACATTGATAATAAAGATTTAGAAATATTAACACCTCCAAATTTAAACAAAGAAGGGGAAGAAACAAATGATAATGAATCGGATGATTCTGGTGTTAAAAAAGGGATTAAAATTGATGTATAATAAAATTGATATAACTAAAATATATAAATAAATATCTATATATTTTAAATATGACGACTATTAAAGAAAATAGCTTAACTATTTCAAATATTTATAAATCAAGAAAAATTATGTTGGAATTATTAGAATCTAGAGGATACGATGTAGATGAATGGAACGATTTTAGTATTAATGAAATACAATCTATGTATTCCAATAATCAATTGGATATGTTGTTAAAACATAAAGTAACTGGAACAAGAAAAATATATGTAAAATATTATATTCACAAAAAATTAGGTAAAACAAATGTATATGATTATGTGGACGATATATTTAATGTTGAAAATATATTAGATAAAGATGATGAATTGATAATATTTACAAAACATAAACCAAATGATACACTGATTAAGTTGATGAAGATGATTTATACTACAGATGGCTACTTTGTAAATATTTACCATATGAAGCAATATTTATTTAATATTTTAAATCATAGCATGGTCCCTAAGCACACTGTATATGCTGATATAGGAAAACCAGCACTTTATAAGAAATATAATATAACAAAAGATTCTGAAATACCTCAAATTAGTCGTTTTGATCCAGTTGCTCAAGCCATTGGATTAAGACCAGGGCAAATATGTCAAATAACAAGATCTAGCCCAACATCTATTACATCTGTATTTTATAGAATTTGTGTTCAATAAATAAAAATATATATTATACATTTTTATTTGTATGAAATGTAACTTTGTATTTTATAATACATTATATATATAATGCCGAATAGTGAGACTCATTTAGATATTGAAGATAAGGATATCAAAAATAAAAAAAACGAAAATAAAAATGAAAAAGAAAAGCTAATCTGTAATTATTATAAGGCACTTGAAAAAGATAGTGATAGTGATATAATTAATGCTAAAAATGAAATTAAAAATTTTAAAGAAAAATTATTAACCGATACATCAAATACAGCAGCAAACATAAATTATTTAAATAAAGGCAAATTCAATACAAAATTTACAGATGATTTAGAAGAAAAAAACAGAGAATTTAAAAAAGTAGCTGGAAAAGTTTTATCAGGAACTCAATTAAAACAAGATGTTTATGAAGAAAATACAAATTTAACCATGCATTTATTATATTATATTTTAGGAATGGGGTTTATGGGATATTATATTATTAAATTATTGAAAAAATAAACTTCTGTATTGTATTTATATGACCCCTATTAAGCATTTATTCAATAATGTTTTAGAAATGAAATCAAGTAAAAATAACTTAAAACAAGGAGATGTTTTTTTAAACAATAAAAAGAGGTTTATGGGATTTAATAAGATCGAAGGGTTTACATGTGATAAACCAGCTGAAACTCTAGGTTCTGAAGTTGCAACAAAATATAATCTTCAGAACGCCTCGTATGTATCTCTAGAAGATACAAATTTTAAAGTAACAGGTATAACATGTAAGTCTGGATATGAGGGTACTGCTATTGCTACGGTATGCGATGGTCCAAATCAACCATTTAATTTAAGAGGATGTGAGAATACTAATATTATTGGTACAATCAAAAATAAATCAACCGAGCAAGAAACACTATCATCTGAATTAGAAACATTACTTAGTGATAAATATAAAAATGATGATGGAACTTTTAAAAATCATTACAATGTAAGAGATAAAAAAGGTAATACATATTATGTCAACTTAGATGGCCAATATTATAAATATCAAAATGCTGCTGGAGAAAGTACATTTAATCCTTCTCATGTAGATTTTAGTAATACTTGTCCTAAGACAGCCCCAAAATTCATAAAAAATACACCTTATATTGTAGAAGGAGACATTGATCCAACTAGTTTATCAGGTGA